ATGATTTTTTGGCCTTACAATAATGCACTTTATTGAATTTTCTAAGCATTTTTTCTTTTAATGTTTCGCTCATTTCTCTGCCAGTAATTTGAGTGTGTTGAATTGCTTTCTGGTTAATTCGATTCCCCTTTCAAGTAAATCTTCTATTGTAGAAATAAAATCAATTTCCCAATCATTGAGTTTTTTAACATAAACCTTTCTCAAGTTCTCTTTAGCAAATTTTAATTGAAAGTTTTCCATAGGTAATAAGCGGGAGGTTTCCCTCCCATTGTGAATAATTAGTTAGTTATTTTTTCTTGAACTCGGTTTCCTTCTCTGCCATAGCGTCTTTTATGCCTTGTAGTCCAGCACCCTCGAACATGTTAAAATCCTCAACGTGCTCTTTTAGGAATATCTGATATTCTCTACTGGTTTTGATTCCCTGAATTGCTTTTACCCAATATTCGGGCTTATCAACGAAAGCGTTTTCGGAATCATTTTTCTTTTCTTCCTCAATGACAATCGCATCCTCTGTCTGAATATCATCAAGGGAAATTGCTCTTTCCTGTGCGGTTAATAATGTTTCGGGACTTACTGCATTTATCTTTTCGTCTTTTGATAAAGCAGTGGCGAATCTCAGGGCTTCTGAGGTCGTTCTTTTGGGGAGCTTCTTATCGCATAATTCCTTTAGAACTGTTTTAATTGCCATCGGATCAAAATCGGTTTTCCAGGGACCGGAACCGTAAGCCTTGCTGAATCTTACCGCATGTTTTTTAATATCATCGATAGTTTTAACAACGAATACTTTCCCCCCTCCCTGTAATTCAGCAACAGCATAATAAGCGTATGCTTCGCCACGATCACCGTCCATTCTCGGTTTATGGACTAAGGTTGGGTTGAATCCTTTCGTATATTCAAACACATCATTTTTGCAGACCTTATCGTAATCGATAAAGGCAATTAAACCGGAGTTCCAAACTAATTTCATTAATCCCCGGTATTCGATTTGAAATTGCGCTTTATCTCCATAGGGAATAATGGCAGCTTCATGCAGGGGGGTATTCGGTTCAAGCCCTAACTGAGCGCATAACATTAAAGCACCAAGAACGGACATTGAATCGCATCTTTGAAGTGCGGGGTTTGCTTTTATAGCAGTAATAGCGATTCTTGTAAATCTGTCTGCATCAAAGTCTTTCGGGAGAGCAAGGGCAAACCCGGGACGTTGCTTCTCGATTGCATTTAGAACATCTACCTTTGCGGGTAAATTACCGTTCTGTTTTAGTACGCTGTTCTTTACAGCTTCCTTCATCTCTGTCATACGAACTCCTAAGTTTTGTTAATAATAATATTTCTTTTTCTTTTGGGCTTTCTCAGTTTCTGTTTATTTTCTTCAGACCATAGTTTGCCCATTCTGGATGCTGACATTTTCCTCCGTGTTTCTTCAGAAAATTTTCTACCGCTCATCCAAGTGTTCATACCAATATGCGACTCTGACATCTTCCTCTTTGTCTCAACTGACAAATGCGTCCCCTGCTTGGAATTAGACATCTTCTTCCTTGTCTCGTCTGACCGCCTTGAACCAAGTGGACTTCCAGCTATCGGACACATATTATATAGCATAATATTTTCGTCCCGACAGCGATTAAACCAATATTGTTCTCTTTCAAAAAGTTTTGAAACATCGCAATATTCCAAGACTTCAAACCCGAAATTTATTTCCCCATATATATCAAAGGCGTTTTGTAAGTATGCCGAATGATGTTTCTGCTTATTTAATGAATAGAAATGCTCTGCTTTCCTTTTGTCTAAGACCGCAGTACTCCCGATATAACAGTGCCCGTTTTTAAGGTTGGTGATTTTATAAATGCCAGATTGGTTCATTTTATTTCCTTTAACTTCAACACCCGGAATGTGCTTACCTTCTCCACTTCTCTACTGATTTCGGGATATTTTGATTTTAATAACTTGCTGTCAATTCCTGATCTTGATTGCTGTTTCCAAGTCGCTATAACCGTATCAATCAAGACGAGATTAGCCTTCTCCCCAATAAATTCCTTTATCTTATCTTCCATTTCCCCGATTTCTTTATCGAGGATTTTAGCAGTACCTTTCTTTTCTTTAAGGCTGTTATATAGTTCCGCAATCTCTCCAGTAGCTTCGATAAAACTTTCTTCCTGTGGAGCAACAAAGGCATATTCCTTAACTGTCATGGGTGGTGCTTCGTTAGTAACTACATAGGCATTCCACCAACCAACAAGCGCAGTTTCCATTTTCTCTATGAATTCAGGGTCCGGAAGAATCCTTTTAATTCTGATTTCCCTCTGGTCCACTAACAGCACCACATAATCACAGAAAGGTAAACCGGAACAAGCCAATTCATCCTGAACCTGTATATAATGCTCTAGCGGGATTCCTTGCGGATTATCATCCTCATTTGCCTCCCAAGAATTATAAACCGATTTAACGGTGCTTTTGCACTCTACACACCCTGTTTCCTTGCCATTCTCCATTATCACTCGGTCAAGGTTAGTAAACAAGCAATCGTATTTTGGATGGATTCTGATTTTATTATCGGCAATAACTATGTTCCCGGTTTCTCTCATATATGCCTGCGCAATCGGTTCCTCCAGTAGATTTCCCCAAAGAGTAAACTTGTTTGAGATTTCCTCTATTTCTTCGCTTACTTTCTCCTGCCATAACTGATAAGGGGTTTTATATCTTGATATCCCAAGAACTACCGCAGCTTCGCTTCCCCCGATTCCAAGAACTTTCCTGATACCAAGCCAAACGGTTTTATCCATTTGTGTAGTAGGGATTGACCTGCCATTCTTCAGGGCTTCATCAATAATAGGCTGGATAAGTTCTCGGTTAAGCTGGGTTGTTGTTGATGTTGTTTCCATATTAATTCTTTTCCTCAAAGGTTTCTTTATAATAGTTTTCTAAATATTGCCATACTTCCTCAGAGCCTTTTTCAACAAGAAGGTTATAAACTTTTTCTGCGTGCATTCCCGAACCATCATAATAACAGGATTTCCCGTTTACATATTCACACTTCCCGCTTATTGGTTCTTGCCCTTCATACATTGGTTTTGGGCTGTGGTATCCAATATCGGCAGGGAGTGGTGTGAAGAAACACTTCACACCTAAACGATCAAGTGGTTTTGATAAGAATTCGTTAGTAACGTGAGGCAAGTTCCAATTTGTATATAAAACGAATTGGACTGCCCCTTCTTTCCCCTTTACTACCATTCTTAATTCTACACAATGGATGCCATAATTTATTTTGGGGTCAGGGTTTCTTTTATCAAATGCGGGGGTGAACTCAATAATTCTTTTCATTACTCACCTTCCTTTTCAATTATTTTTCCTTCCTGTATATAAAAGCAATCAACATCTAATGTTTCCGGTATGTCTGAAACGATAGTAACGAATGCCTCAATGTCATTCTCAATAGCCCATGTTTCCAAGTCCTTCAATGAATCACTATCAAAGGATTCTGCCCTATCAATAAATATTGCTCTTAACTTTGGCATCTGTGCAAGGCATAATTCAGAGGATATTCTTATAGATTCTGAATCGCTCCAATTCTCGGAGAAATTACCATTGTAAAACAATCCTTCTTCCCTGATTTCAAGTCCTTCCACGCCTGTTTTGGTATTGCGGAGTATTTCAAGTTTCTGATCTCTCAAATCTTTTATCTTGTTATCAAAGGAATCATACTCGATTTGCTTGTCAGCCTTTTCCTGTTTCTTAGTAAGATAATTCTGATATTGACGAGCCTTTTCGTTATTAACAGAGGCTTCTTGAATTGCTGCATCAATTTCAGTAGTGGCTTCATAATCGGGTTCGGGAAGATTTATAGAGATTGATTTTTCTGGATCGGGTTCAGGAGTCTTGTTAATTTCAGACTCAAGCTGTCCATTTTTTAGTATCGTAAATTCAAGGCGTTTATTTAATTCTTTTAACTTCTTTTCCAGTTCAACGATTTCGCTTTCAACGCTCTCCCTGTCTTTCCAATTTTGAGCAATTTCGGATTTCAGGTCTTTAATCTTTTGAGCCTTATCCTTTTGCTCATTATTAAAAATATTGATCTTATTTATTTCATTCTGCTTCTCAAGATCGTAAGCATCACGCCTAATTTTATTCCTTCCCTCTAATTCGGTTCTTTGAGCAATCAGCTTATTAACATCAATACCTTTCATTTCCGGCACAACCTCAATCTCTCCGAACTTCTTTACTTCCCTTCCGCAGAAAAGCCTGTCCTGTTCAAGCGTAGTTAGTTGGGCGTTAATGGAAGTAAAGTCTATATGAAACAGATCCATACAGAATTTTAATTGCTGGAAAGGTGTCTTATCCAGGAAGGGTCTTGGATTAAAAGTAAGTTCATTAACAAAAGTGTCAAGGAAATTCTGAACTTCTCCCTTTTCCATAAATCCGGTTTCAAGATTCTTTACTTTCAGTTTCGGGGTTTTGCCGATAACCCTTTCAATCTGATAATTACCGATTGTCATTTCTGCCTTTGCAGATTCTTTCCCATGCCCGATAATATCAGAGTTAAGAACTTTATTTCCTTTGATTAAAAATTCTATTGTATCAAGGATTGAAGTTTTCCCCTGTTTATTTTTCCCTTTAATCTGAATGAGTCCCTTATCCTTAAATTCCATTTCAACAGCTTGAAGTTTCCGTATTCCGTCCACTTTTAAGCCAATGATTTTTAATGGTTGATTATTCGCTTCATCTTTCATAATTTTACCTCGTTAGTTTTCTGTTAGGGCAGTTTCAGGCTGCCCTTTTTTATTTATTTAATATTCCTAATTCTCTTTGCTGCCTTTCTTAAATTCTCTTTCCTGTCTCTGATACTCGATAGTATCAAGGTGATTTGCATTTTCCTCGGATAGCTTATGAAGTACATCCTCATAAAGTTTGCATTGCTTTTTAAGACGTTCTATTCTTTCACCGAGAGTCTTCTTATCTTTTCTTAGCTGAATTACTTCCCATCCCTCTTTAATCCCCCCAACAAGAGCCATTGAGCACATCATGCCCATGGCACCCAAGAACATATATAATAGCCACATTTTAAGCCTCGTTATTTAATTAAGTTGTTTTGTAAATTATCAAGATAAGCCCTAAGTGCGTTAATATAAATTTCAGAAACAGGAAGTGCGACCTTCCTTTTGAGCCTGTAGTTAAGCCTCTTTATGGTTTCTCTTTCTTTTGAAGTGCATCTGATAGGGTGAATTATTTTTTCCATTTCCTCAACTCGTTTATAATTTCTACTGCATATATACAGTATGCACAAACAAAAGTCAATAGTAAATGAAAATAAATTTTTAAGTCTTGTTTTTATAGAGATTACAACAACTATGCCAACAAAAGAGAAAAGATTATGAAATTTCAAAACCTCGACTGTATGCTCGGTCTTTTCTGCTTATTGTAATAAGTGCCATGCGTGGAAGGGACAACACAACCGGCCTGCAACAAATGACCCTAGGAACTGCAACAAATGACATTATTTCTACTCCTCTTGGTTGACAGACAAATATAGGGCTTTTCCCCGTTATTTAGATCAAAAAAAAAGCCCCTTCGAAAAGGGGCTTTTACTTGGGTTAAAATTTAATGGCATACCAAACTTCCAAAACTTTTAGTAACAGATGGTAAACTGGTTCCAGCTGTATTTGTTGCTGTTACACTCCAAAAATACTGAGTGCCTATACTCGGCAAATTATATGTAAATGAATTTGTTGATACCGTTGCTATAATATCTATTACATTAGCAGTACTTCTTCCATTTGTTATTTGATGCTGAATTGTAATGGTGTAAGATGAAGCACCTATTGAACCCCAGACAAAAGTGGTTGTTAATAGCTGATTTGTCTGCCCATTTGCAGGGAATATCAACACTGGAACAGTTGGTAACTGCATTGGTGTAGAGGATGTTGTGAAGTTCCATATAGAACTCCAGTCACTTGTTCCAGCTGTATTTGTAGCATTAACTCTCCAATAATATTCAGTACCATAACTTAGACCAGAAACTACCTTAGCCATACCACCTGAAAGTCCCGCCTCATCAAATACCACACCTGACGAGAAGCCACTACTGACGGAAACCTGTAGTCTATAACTAACAGCACCTGTATCCACTTGCCACAATAAAGCCAAAGCTGAGTCCGTTCCTGTAGTCCCAGAAGTTGGAGAAAACAAAGTTGGTACTGCCACTTTATTTATGGCAAATTGAGCGGTAAAATAATAATCAACATCCATTCCAACCATATAAGGATTATCCGTACTTACTAAATTGGGCGGTGTGTCGGTTGTCCAACTAACAAAATGATAACCAGAATTTGGAGTTGCCGTTATGGAAACATTAGAATTTTCAAGCTGAGAGGTAACTCCCGAAGGTGAAACAGTCCCACCATTACTTGGATCAGCATCTAATGTCAAATTATGATAAACTGAATTATATTCAATTGCACCATCATCATAAATGCCAGATCTGACCGTCCCAACAATATCAGGACTGGTTAGTGTGATTGTAGTTCCTTGATCTATGCCCTTCGAACCCGGAACAAGTTTATAATCTACTGCATTAGTCCCCCATAGATTCGCAAAACTTGCTGTACCGGTTGTACTATGAGCATCAATATGTACTCCACCAGTATTATATAATGCTTGCCATCCAGCCCAATTCACTGAATTAACGGAATCAGTAAACATTAAAAGAGAAGAACCTGCAAATGGGTGCTGATAATATAGATTATAGTCAATATCCTTATATGCCGTGCTGCCCAAACTTCCTCTGGAATAATTAAAAGGTGTTGCAGCTGAATCACCTAAATTCATAAAAATATTATTTTTTATAATAAGAGTATCTACATATTCCAGCCATAATCCATATCCATGACTGTCTCCATTAACAATCGTGTTATTGTATAACCTTAGTGAAATATTATAACTTGTGTCCTGTCCGTCAGTTCCTTCCCCTGTTAAAACAGGACATATAGTAATCATCTTTTGTGCATCACTTCCAACGGCATTTTTCATGACTATTATATTATTATAGATCAAGAATCTATTCCCGGGTACTTCACTAAACAAGAAAATGCCCGGCCCAAAACCTGCGCTTTGGCAAAAGAATGTTATAAAGTTATTTGCAATCTTTGTTTCATAATTATTTTTCAACGCAGTATGTCCACCCCACCATTGGATAACCTCCGAATGATGTTGATCGGGTGCTTGCAATGAACCTACTATGTGGATTGTATTGTTAGTAATAGTATAACCGCCGCCAGAGCCATATTTTATATCAATGCAATCCTGTTCTGATTGGGTATTATTATACGGTATATCCAATAAACAATTAGTAATTGAAGTTCCTGTCTGTGCCTCTAAGTTTATTAAAGAACCCCAGCCATTACTTGTTATATGACAATTATCTATTATTATCCCATTCATTTCGTCAATGGGAGATGCATACCAATAAGTCATATATAAAGCCCAATTTGGCTTAAATGGAGTGCTATTAGTACAGCCAGATGCCTTTATTCTTATCGTTAAACCAGTAACTGTAGTATTTATACAATGAACCAATTGCAAAGCATACCCATCCTCTGTTGTTGCTGTTAATGAAAATATTACTTCTCCGTTATGTCTGGTATCTTTACCTTTTGTAATGACAGCTCGTCCAGAAAAAGGGCGAACATTTAATATTGATAATGGAGCATAAATTATGGAATCAGCTCCACCATCAACGAAAGCTGTATCTTTATCAGCTAAAATTGACCAATTAAAAGTATAAACCGAATGTGCGTGGGTCCAACTCAAACCAGTGGAATCCAAGGAATTGGCAGTTGACAAATAATAGTTGGTTACTTTATGAGTTTCAAGAGCTCCCATATCATAAGCTGTGCCTTGGGGTCTTATAGTACCATCATAAGCAGGACTTGTTAAAGAAATTGTAGTTCCCTCGTCTATACCACTTGAACCAGCAGGCAACATAAAATCAATTGCATTAGTTCCATTCGCATTTGCAAGCGTAAACGAACCTGTCTTGCCATGTGCTTCGTAGCCTTTTGCCTGCCATTGTGACCAAGTATAGTATGTGGAAGCCTTAATATCCCTTCCTTGTTCTGTAATCGTTGAATTTAGATAATATTGGTTATAATCAATGCTTACCCAACCAGCACTTTTTGTACTACCGTCGAGATTTATTGCTACACTACCATCTGGTTTATAGATTAAGTTATTTTTAATATCAAGTGAATCTATATTGGTCGCCATAATGGGATAATTTTTTTCAGTACCAACAATAGTATTATTATATATTTGGGCATAAATAGGCAAAGTAGTATCACCAGCATTATTTAATTGCAATACAGAATTAAAACCATCTGCCTTGCTAACTAAAATATTATCATAAATTTGCCAATACCCCTGAGTACTTCCTAAATACACAACCCCACCAGTATCATTTTGCAAAATAAAATTATGATGTAATTTATTGATTCCACCAGCACCAAAAAGATTATTACTTTGAATACCATCATTGTGTCCAGTTGGATTGATATTACTTTCAATAATTGTATTATAGGCTATTTCAATATATCCAGAATTATATAATCCTAATCCATCTGTTTCTTCACTTGTATTTACTGTGCCAGTATAAACAGTATTATACATAAATCTACCATTATTGCAATTACCGAAAGTAGCTCCTTTCGCATAAGGATGAACTATCGTACAATGAAGCACATCAACATTATCGGAAGAACCACCTATAGCAACAGCAATATAGGGGGCCTTAGTACCACCAGTAATATTTATAAATGTCAGATAGGAAACTTCTACGTTACTATCTCCGCTCAAAGAAAAACAATATTGGTCAGCCACCCTGAATTTCGGTTCTCCATTATGCCCAGCATCCTTACCTCTTGTTATTATAATTTTATTCCCTACTGAACCAGAAACATTTGGTGAAAGTACAGATGTATAAACAAGACTATCTGTATCACCATCAAAGAAAACAGAATCGCCCCCAACAAGTGCCGAATTATCAGGCCTTTTAAAAGCATTAGCACTTGAATAACTCTGCATATTCGTCCAACTTGAACCAGTTGAGTCCCCTGCTTTAGCGAGACCTAAGTATTTATTTGTTGCAAATACTTGAATACTCAACACTAAGCATATTATTAAAAGTTCCATTAAATTTCTCATTATTTTCTCCTTATCTTATTAAAATCCAATTCACAAATAAACCATCCGTTCCGCCAGAAGTTCTGAAAATGACGAAATAACCATCATAGCATTGCACGCCCAATCGGTCATTTATGCTTACTGGCCAACCTACTGCACTTGCAACCACTATTGAACTTGCAGTTATCCCGGCATAACACACTGCCACTATACTATCAGCTACTCCACCCCATGATCCAAACTGGACACGCCCGCTCGAAGCCTGTGCAACAGAAATCGAGGCTATTGTTGATTGAAGTGATGGGGATAATTGACTTAATTTAACTTTTCCTGCCCCAATAGTGGTGGTTCCTAAACCCGACATGGTAACATCGCCATTTAATGCTCCCCATTCATTTGTGTGATCTTGACCATTCCCAATGATTATATTTCCATCACCATTAAATGCTAATTTTTCTGGAGTCATATCACCGGCCAATTTTGCATTAGTTACTGATTGATCTGCATATTTGCTTGTTGTAATTGAACCATCTGTTATTGTCCCGCCTGTCCCCACTCCGCCATTAGCAAGTATAAAAGATAGCACTGATGGGTCAAATTTTCCCAGAGTAATAGTACTGTTGGCTATAGATGAACCAAGTAATGAATTACTTAGAATTTTAGAACCATCTAGGGAGGTTAACCATAACGGATTAGACCAACGATCGGTACTATACAGCCCATTCGTCACCGTTCCTGCATTCCCCGTAATGCTTCCTAGAATAGTAGATGAGAAAGTTGCCGGTCTTGTAAAATATGTGTTTTGCTGAAAAGTAACCTGCCCTGAAAAATTACTTTGTCCGGTAGCATAAAAACTGCCTGTAAAAGTATTCGTGCCTGTAAAAGTATTGTTGTCAGATAAAAAAGTTCCACTTATAAAAGTTTTTAGTCCAGATAGTGTGGTTTTATAATAGGTAACGTTCCCCCCTTGATCTAACATTATAAAATCAGAGTTATTTATGCTTGTTGCATTAGGTAAGTCCCTAATTTTAACCCCTGCCGTCTGAGCCTGGACAATTAATGTAAAAAGTAAAAACGTAAGCAAAAAGTATTTTTTCATAATATTTATCCTATAATATTCTGTCCATCAGGGTTAATAATCGGTGTAAATCCATCGGCGTTTACAATGGTCGCAATAGTTGATTTAGTTCTATCTACAAACCTTGTGCTTTCAAATTTCAGCGTTAACAGATCATGCCAGTCGAGGCTGTCAAAATGTGAGGGTATTATTTCACGTAAAAGAAAGGGGACAACTACACCCGCTGAATCTTTGAAGGGGTCTTTATCTCTGTGTAAATAAAAAGTTCCCGTTAATCCTTCACAAGCCATAATTTCTAAATATTTTGCTTCTGCTGTCTCTTCATATTGATATAAGTACATTTTTAATTCAACATCCCAATGCGAACCACGCCTAAAACTATATCTATTACCCACCGTTCCGATTTCTTCTTCCAATTCGATATACCTGTAATCAGGCTCGCTCTTTTCATAAGTTACATAATCAAGTAAAATATCCGTTCCTGAGTAAACAAATTTAGGTGCTGAAATTCCAAAAATCATAATTCACCTATATAAATGGCTTCGCATTCAGAGTAATTTTGAGAGGGGTAAAGGGTTAAGGAAATTATCTGATATTTTGAAGTACCATAAATAAAATCTTTTAAGAAATCATAATTACAGCCAAGTAAAGTAAATTTGTCTACTCTGCAATTCTGAATATTTCCCCTGTATTGATACCAGAATTTAGTAACAAGATCTCCGTAATTCTGCCAAGCGTTTGATTCAATAGCGGGGTCACGTCCCTGTGCAATGTAATAATAACCAGTCGAAGGGTCAGCCCAGCCGGTATATGTTATCGGGCTCATTCCGCCGGTTAAGCTTCCGCTTGCCTCAGGATCATTAGTTCCGGTAATTCTTTTCATTACTACATATCTACTTGCTCCAATAGGAATGCCAACTACTTGAAAGTTTGAGCCATTATTTGTCCAAATATCAAGTTCCGCAGGGTAAGGGGAAATTGTTGAGCCATGATCGAAGGTATAATATTTTTGTCCGGTAAAGTGACTAAAGTCTCCTATGTGCCAATTAAAAAAGGTGTTTGTGTCACTACCGGGAGAGAAGTTCGGAGTAACAAAGAAACAGGTATATCCACTTCTTGAAATAGTTCTATCCGTTAATGAGGTAAATATTCCTTGTTCATAAGGGTTGTTAGCGTCTCCTAATAAACCATCGTCACTATAAAAGCCACATATATAAGAAATATAGTCAATCAATCCGAACTTATAATTTTTCTCCCATTTTGTAACCGTCATTGTTTGAGTATTGCTGCCATCATAGTAAAAAAGTTTCTTAAAGAATGCCCTATCCTTTGAAAACATTCCGGTGAATGCCCCAAAATCAAGCGTTAAGTTTTTTAATATATCTCCTAATGTTGACACACCTAAATAATTATACTTAAATAAAGCATCAGGAAGTATTTCAAGTTCGTGGAATTTTATATCATCAAGCCAACCGGCCACTCCTGTATCAGTATCTCCAAGTCCTTTGAAAGTCCAATCATGTACTATTTGCAAAGAATTATCGGCAATATTTATATCAGGATTAACTAATTGATAAATTTTTTCTAACATAACTCCAATAGGAACAGATGCGGTACTCGATAAACCAGCGGGGTCTATTGGAAAATGTAATGGATTTATCGGAATATTATTATCTCGATAAACCATTTTTTTATTGATGATGTCTGTTTGAGGTTTAATCTCAATAGTAATTCTTTTCGTTTCCTGAACTGAGTTTGTGGAATCCTCGATAACATTACCACCATAAACCCTGCCATTAAATAAAATACTCACGTCGGGAGTTTTTAATACAGTAGAATTAAATGCATCCGTCCCAAAGAATAAAGCATCAAGCTCTCCATTCTCATCCCCTATTTCAAGTTTAATATTTCCTACTGCTAACATTGTTTCATCAAGACTAAAAGACATGGAAATATTATTCCATTGAGTAACCTTTAATCCATGATTTGTTGCGTTCCAACTTCTATCTAAACTCATTTTTAATAATCATCCGAACTGTGAGCAAATTTTATTGTTAATTGTATGGTTTCCGTTTCATTTATATTTTGTACAGGAAAAGTAATTGTCGTATAATAAAGTTTGGTTGTGGTGAAAGTCATATCTGCGCCATACGTCAATCCTATGCTATTGGCAGCATAAGCCCTAAAGTGATATAATGTATTCGGTAATAAATTAGTTAAACTACTTCTCAGAATACCGTTTGCATTAGTTCCATCATGGTAAGTTGCCTCTAAATCACAAGTAGGATTTATGCTGGTTCCCCAACAAGTGCCTATCAAAGATAATCCCGCACCTCCGTCTGAGACAAGATATCCACCGGCTACTGCGGAATAAGGAGTAATTCCAAAAGCTGCAGTAGTAGTGATTGAAGGTGCAACTGCCATTATGCAACTCCCGAATATCTTGTTTGTTGTTTGCTGACTTTTTTATTAATCCAATAAAGATCAGTTCCTTTTGTCTCCCCTTCAATTCCAATGATTTGTTTTTTCGTTCTGGTTATGCCATCAACAGTATTTGCATTTAATATTTTAATGGCCTTGACTACTTCTGACATATCAACATTATTATTAAAATTATTACTTACCTGAGAGGCAGGGATAACAGAAACACGTTCTCCAGATGAAACATTCATCTTAAAGGTATCATTTGAAAATCCAGGAGGAACTATAAATTTCCCGCCACTTGCAAGATTAAAAGAACCACCTATGAGACCGCCACCGACAGCGCCGGACAAAACCGGAGCACTCATACCAAGCATTTTTATTAGTCCGGTGAAAGCTGAGTCTACCCCGAAGTCCATTATTCTGTTTAGAAGTTTTTCCGTTAATGCCTGTCCGAGTCTTGCAATTACTGAATCGGCTTTGCCAAACATTTTCTCCCACGCTTTGCCCCATTCGGAGCTAAGGACTTCAGCTATTGATCTGGCGGTGTCACTGCTAATGTCGAATAATAATTTGTTATGTTTCTTCCAGTCCGCAATTTCTTTATCATTTTTCTTTTCTGTATAATCAATCGTCTGTGCTTTTATTTCAGTGGTCCCGATAGTTCTTTGTTCTGTAATATCAATTAAAGTTTTTTGATCTTTTTTAGCGGGGTGTTCTAAATTAAATTTTATTATCTCGTCATTATCTTGTTGAAGTTTCTTAATATGTAATTCCAGCATTTTGTTTAAGTATGCTTCATAATCCTTAACAGAAAGAGAATAATCTCTTATAGCTTGATCGTATTTATCCTTTTCTAATTGTTGGGTGATAGTTAAATACTTTTGGTCAAAAGCTAATTTTTCTTTTGTTTCAGAATCAGCAAGTGCGATTTTAGAATCATGTAACTTTTGATCCGCTGCAAGTATTTTCTCATTATAAACAACATTAGCTTTCGCAATATCATCATTGATAACCTTTAGGTCGGCAGGACTGTCTTTTGTTGAGGCCTTAACTTTATTGTTCTGCTTCTGAATTTCTAAGTCCCGTTCACGTTCCGCATCTGCTTTTTCTTTCTGATAATTCTGTTCGATTACTCCACGCTTTTTCTCATATTCAGTCCCCAATTCTGAAATATTCTTTTCAAGGTTTAGCAATACTTCCTCATCAAGCTTTTTATTTTCAGATGCGAGTTCCGATTTAGCGTCGAGTTCCGCTAATAGATTTTTATTGTCAATACCGCCTTTGTTTTTGTCTTCCCCCACATCAACTTTAGGAGAAAACGAACCGGCCTTGATAAACTTATCACCCAAATCTTTTGCAACTTTTATACGTGCCTCAATTGTAGCAATTTGTTGTTCGTTTGCATTTTCTGTGTCTGAATTCTGTTGTGATTTTATAACCTGTCCCGAAGGTAAGATAACGGTATTAACTTGAAATTGATTTTGAGCGGCTTTTAATTTAGCTGTATCATCTTGCCATTGCTTGATTAATTTGTCCCTATCTTCTTTTGAAGTATCTCCGAAAAACTTTTCTTTAACAGCGGGGGTTATTGAATTTTGAGCTTCATATTGAACAGTTCCACCAGCCGCCAATTTTTTAACATTCAGATTGAACGCTTCTAGTTGATCGTTGATAAAGGGCATTTTAGAAAGTATGAGGGTAAATAACGCTCCAAAGGAACTCATTACTTCTTCTTTAATGACAGGAATAGATTTTATTTGTTCATTTAATGTTTTAACCCTATTCTTAACGTCCTCAATAGTTTTACCAGAGAGTTCCATTATTGCTTGAAGCCTGATTCTCTTTTGGATTTCGGCATCAAGATTAGTTATAGAGTCACCCTCTATGTCGGCCAACTCTTTTACTCTTTGATTAAACGCCCCCCTTTCAATTCCGAGCTGAGCAATGCCTCGAACCATGCCCTCGGAAGCCCTGATTATAGAATCAAACTTTTCCTGTACGGTGCCGCCATAATTTTTAACCGCATCGGTTGCGAGTAAAAATAATTTAGGTTGATCTTTAAGGTTTATTCCTAAAGTAAGTGCCAGATTTGAAAGTTTTAATAAATTACCTTCACTAACCGTCCCGGCTGTGGCTTTCTGAAATAATGACATATCTTCAGCAGAGCCTTGAAAGGCGTTCCGCAAGTCCATTAGTTCGGCGGCTAACGCTGTCGATTGTTCTATAAAACTTGCAATCTTCCTAACTGCAAATACTTCCGCTATGGCAAGTCCTATCTTGCCGAAAAATCCGGTAACTGAATTTGATGTTTGCCCTGCCTGATTTGAAAATCCCTGTAATTTAGAATTAACTTGATCTAGTTCGACTTTGGTTTTTTCAATATCCCCATAATCAACATTCATTTTAACTTGTTGTTGAAGCTTCGCATTAAGATCTATGGCGTATTGCTTCAACTCGGACAACTTCATATACATTGCCCGGTTATCAATATCCATTTTTATTTTGGCAAAGCGATCTCCAATTTCCTTTACATCTTTCTGAACGTCGGACTTAACCTTATCCATTTCGGATTTTAATTTGCTCGAATCCGTTTTTAATTCAACTACGGCACTTCCAAAAACTACATCAGCCATTAAAAATCATATCCCATTTTTTTAGCGTGTTCAATTTGTTTCTCAAATTCACTATGTCTCTCATCTTCTGATTGATACTCAAAAGCACCCTTAACCATGCCGGAATACTCGCCACATAAACCCGCGTAATTAAAAATTCCATGTCTCATTTCGTGTATATCTTTTATATCCACTTTCTTTAACCATGAATCATATTTGTGATATTTTATATAAGGATAACATCTGCATATCAACTCTTTTGTGATTTGGGTTCCGATTCTTTTTCCACCACCGGAACTACTTTTTTTTTATAACCGTCTAATTCCATAACCTCCCAATATAAAACAGGAAGTTCACTAGAGTTGAGATTCTTTAATAAAAAAGCAGACTGATTCTTTAAGAACTTGAAATATTTTAGATTGAATATTTTCAGATACCAGGGTAAGTTTATGAATGTGGCTTTAAGGGAATTGTTTATCGTTAAAACATAAACTAAGGTATTATTATTCACTTGTTCAACTGTCAATGGAGTGCCTTCCTTTGGAAGATCCAAAGTTTCAGTAAACTCCATTAACTTTAAGCCATCCCATCCTTTCGTCCGAGATAGCTTATATTTCTTATTCTTAATTATCAACTGTAAACACTTGGGGTTATAGCTCCAACAAAAGTACCACTATAAGAAATCTTTACTTCCGAATTAACATCAGCCGTGATTGTCTTTTCGGTGAAGATTGCATTACCAGTGATTTCTTTATTTGTTGAAGTTCCTGTTTCATATATTCTTTGACAAGAGTTAGAAACGCCCATTTCTAAGAAGCCACAATTAACCTCAACAGGAAGTCCAACCCAATCAATCTGATAAGATACTTTTACGATTCCGTTAATGTCATCCGTAATACTCATTTGTTTGAATACCCCAGTTCCAGTAATCGTTGTCCCTGTTTTGAAAGTCAATACAAGGGCTGTTGCTGTAGGTGTACTATTCGTAACCTTATCGGCTGTATCTCTATACATGATGCAATCAATTTTACTTGTTGCCACCGACCTTAATGCGATTTCCTCTGTACTTGAAGAGTCTGTTGCCGTGGTTGTTGAATCGGCTGTATTCATTTTGAAACTATAATCCATAGCGGTACATTTGAAAGTCCCTGCTATTGATAAAGCTAAGCTCCCACCTGTAATTTCATCACCATGCAATTTTACTTTCTCGGTTCCGGTGGCTGTTTCCGTACCGTCGGAAGTGAATAGAGAACCAACAGCCCACTTACCATCAAAAGTAGAGGCGGATGCAGTTACTAAATATTTCTTCCCTAATGTCAATGTGCCGGTTACAATCTCAGTACCAAAAGCATCATATAAAAGAGCATCAACCTTAATAGTCCTTTTTGCCCTTAATGCTATTGATTCAGTAGAGAGCGGATTTGTAGCTGTTGATGTTGAGTCGGCCATATTGAAACTCATATCAATATCGGCTTTCTTAACAGCTTGCTCTACACTGTCATAGAAAAATTTACCAGTTAAACCAGATACTTCAGAAGCCATGTTATTTCCTCATATATATAATTAAATTATCTTCCTTTTTGTAAGGTTGCGTAATAGTTTAATATTATTACAAACCCGTCATTAAGTTGTGTCGATCTTGGTCCGATTATATTCATTCTCCTAAAGTGAGTCAGATTATAATTCGTTACTGTCATTATTCCCAAACAGTTATCAAAAAGTGTTTTACAATAAGTCGCTAATGTATGCACCCCCGCAGAACTTGAAATTCCTGCAGTAGATGTCTCATAAATAGCGATCTGGAAATAGCACTCTTCAAATAAATTCCCTGTATCAATGGAGTTAGGATTTGCCACGTCTGAGAGAATAGCATACTTACCAGTCGCACCCAAAGGAGCTATGCTATAATAAAACTTATTACTTATTCCAGTAGCGAAAGTATTAGAAGTAATTGCTCTTGAAGTTATCGCTGTTTGTAATTCCTGTATCATGCTTTATTCATTGTGACAGTTTCGCCACCGCTATTAAATATTTTAAGAATGTTTGCTTTTGAATTATAAAGAGCCGGTCTTAAATAAGGTTGCGCTGCCATTTTAACAGTTCCTAATTCCTGATATATTCCATATTCTACATTAGTCCCGATTCTTACTGCATCACCTTCAGCGTTTACGTCATGGGTAATCGAACCTTTTAAGAATCCAGTATCTACCGGACATAATTCCTTTGCTTGTCCCTCGATAAGCACGCCCGCCAAATTCAATGCTTTAGGAATTTCATTCTTTTTAAGATTGTTAATAAGTCCGTCAACATCCCATTTCTCTATTATCACAATATGCCTATCAGATATAGAACTGAAATAATAAATAAGCCGATTGTAGAATATGCCCAACCGTCTTTATGCCAGGGTTCGTTTTGAAGGACTATCTGGGGAATCCAAATTGAGTCCGTTACTATCTTATAGAATGGCTGTATTTCTACACCAAACACCGAAATAACGGAGTCTTTTGTAAAAGTCGATGTATGTGTCACCTTATACTTAATGGAGTCCTGCGAGCCTCTAATTGAGTCTGCAAAGGTAAATTCAGAGAATATACAGGGTTTAGCCTGATTTGCAGTGTCCTTTTGTAAGGGGATAACCTGATTTGTAGGATAAACGTGGGCTTGGTTATCTAATATCGGTTTTGCGGGTAAATATGTTGTATCGTGAATTTCCTTGATAACCGTTAATGGCTTATCATTACACCCCCTAATAAAGAATCCACATAAACCACCGATAAAGAGTAATACGAAAACAGCAAGTAATAATGCCCATGTTTCAGATTTCAAATCCATCCCCCAAATATGAAAACCAGAACTGTTAATGCAAGTGCAAGTAAAAAAGCCTTTAGGAAAGTCATATAGTCCTCCGCAAGCGAGCCAACCAACCCTTTAAGAACTTAGTCTTTTCAGGATTTTGATAAACTATTCTCCGATAATATTTTTCTGCCTCATTCAAGTAACTTTGATAACAGTCTCTGCAATTAACAACATCTAAAGTATTTTGTCCGAATATTCCATCATTTGTAATTCCTAAAGAATCCTGTAATATTTTAATGGCTTTAACCATCCCCATATTAACGCCTAAATCGAAAACCT